TAGCCTCGTTTCCATGAGTTTGTTGTTGTATCATAAAAAATAGGATGTTCAACACCTCTATCATCGATTTCAATATCAGTTAAGACACCGCCGCTAAACTGTGATGTGCTTGTAGTTGTTTGCTTAAGATTAGGTTGCCCTAACGCAAATGTTCCATCTTCCTGTTGGACCATCATCGCATCTTGGTTAGGGTCCCAATAATAGACTTTACCGTCGTTATCTAACTGCAAATCACCAGTGCGTACAGGTATTTTGTTCGGATCAGCGTTGCTAGCGGCAATAGCTTTTTGTGCATTGTCCCATTTTTCTTCTTCTCTTTCAGGGGTGATAGACATAAGTACGCCACCAAAGTCATCAAATACAACTTTCTCTCCAGTGGCATTAGGTGTAATAACTAGCCATGCAGTTCCATCAGGAGCTGCCATAGGTTCATTTACTATATATCCGCTAGGGTAAAAATCGTTTAATTGCCGAGCCATTTCATCAGGAGTAATGCCTTCAGGAACACCGCTATCAGTAAACCCTGCTCTCGCATCTACCGTTTTTCGCTCTTGTGTGCGACCTTCAGGCAATGCGTCCCCTTCAGGGGAAAACCCTTTTTCTTGACGTATTCTACTTTCTCTATCATCACGATTCTTTTTAGCAATTGCCGCTGCAAGATCACTTTCAGCACGTACCGAGCCTTCATCTGTTTGAGTTACTTTTTGACCGCGTGACCACCACTTTTGGTCTTTAGAAATTATTGGGTCAAGAACGGTTTGTTCAAAATCTTTAAACTGTTCTACTTGAGAAAACTTGTCGTCACCCTTCCACCCCAAACCAATGTGGTCTTTAACCCCCTCTTTAGTTACAAGTGGTTCAAATACACGTAATACATTTTTTGCGGCTTCTGCTTCTGTAGCAACCTCTTGAGACAGAAGTTGTTGAGACATTAAATCTACAATAAACACAAACATTTGCCTATTAAATGCTTCAGACTTAGAATCTTTATCTGTTTTATTTTTGCCACGTGCTGCGTTCGGTAATGCGGTATAAAAATCAGTACCATACCTATTTTTGAATTGTGTTAAAAATAGCTGCGCTGCTTTTTCTGGATTCATTGCATCATCCCTTGAGGTTGTTGTGGTTGCTGCTGTTGTTGCGGATTAGCAATTTGCTGTACCGCTTCAATAATTGCCATCTTTGCTTCCATACAGAACGGATCGGTGCATCCATATAAGTCAGAACCATGTCCGTGTGCTGCAAAAATTTCTGCCATTTCATCAAATGTAGCAGAAAATACAGTAGCTTCTCCTTCTGTAGCAAACGCATCTGCAATGTAATCTAATGCCATTGCATTCATAACAGTTACCTGCCGCGCTGCCTCACTCATTTTTGCTGATAATTCTCCAGCCATTATCTCATTCCGTTAACTACATTAGTCTGTCTATCCATAGCTACATTCTCTTGTATGCCTGATGGAGTAGCTACTTCATCCATTGTAATTTCTTCAGTGCTACTTATCTGCTCTTGTGGCGGAGGTCCTTGCTGTTGTGGCTGAAGTAAGTCTTGCTGGAAGGCACGTAAGACTTCTGCTGCCTGAGACTGGAGTCCCTTGAGCATCATCATAGTACGCACTTGCTGTGCCTGTGGAGACATAAATAATGTGTTTACGGAGGCTTTCAGCATTTCTTCTTGTGGATTCTCAATGCCTGAGTTCTCCATAGCAGTCTCTGCGCTCAACATTCCGTTGTAGGTACGGTACAACTGAGACCACACCATCATGTCTCGCATCTCAATTTGCGCTCTATCAGACGTATGTAGTTCTACATCAACTGCGTAATAGTCATCTATCTCGGCTGGTTTAATTGTAATTTCACTCGCTTGCCTACGAGTACTTCCAGCAATGGTGACAGGAGACTCAAGGATATATTGAATATCTTGGAACACTTGCTTAGAGACCACTGCGATACAGGCGCGAAGTGACGATACACAACTCTGTAATTTAACCGCAGCGTTCCGTACATTCAGGTCAGCCTCAGTAGCAGACTCAACCCCACGTTGCGGTTGTCCACCAAGAGTGCCAAGTTTAGATAACTCAGACGTGTATTGATGCACCTTATCCATCATCTGAAATGCAGACAGCGGAACCTCTGGTAATTTAACAAAACTAATGTCTTGGTCGTCCACTAAGTTTATGCGTTTTCCCGGCCCTACCTCGATAGGTGTGTTGTCGTCCATAATGTTTCTGGTAATGACTGGAGCAAACGTCGAGTAACGTAATTGAATATCGACCGCAGTAAGCTGACGCGCCTCTGCTTGCAGCACAGGATGTATGTATCTCAGAATACCTACATAACGGTCTGCTGGATCGTTGTCCGATGTAATTTCGCCCCATCCTGAATCCCTAATTACATATGGGATATACCCATCAAAAATCTTTTTCTCGTCTGTAGACGCTGGAGTTTCCCAACAATAAGGATTAATGTTCTCAAACACTAACGACCCTTGTACCCACATCTTATGTTCACCCATAGAATCGCCATGAGGCTTGGTATACATTTCTACAAACTCTAGCTTTTCTAAGCCATCTTCCATCCACAGGTCTGCATGTTCTGGATACCTGCGTCGAGCTTCGTCAGGGTATACTTCGTAAAATTCGTACACATACTTAGGGTCAGTGGGGTTATCAATGTCGTGTACGACTGTCTCGTTAGGCAATACAGAGAGCTTCCATAAGAAATTAGCCTGTGCAATCTTCTTTAATTGGCTTTTAAACTTTCTTTTTTCTGCGGCTGTGGCGTTTGTCTTAGGAGGATCTGGTATTAACTCCCAATTCAATTCTTTTTTTACAACAATTCGCCCGTCTTTAACTAGCTTTTTTCTTCCTACAGCTAGTGGATCTCCGTAATTAGTTTCTACACTGTGCCAAAAAGAAGATAAAAACTGCCGTTTACGTTCAGCTATTTCTTGTTGAAACTGTTGGTCATTGTCAGTAGGGCGGGACGGCACAAATATCTTAGGTGTAGTCAGGATATGGTCTGAGGCGTTGTCTACAGCGTTACGTGCAGTAGGAGGAATCGTTGCGCCCATGCCTGATTCGCGGTATTCACGGGGAATAATCTCCCCGATGTTAGGATAATTACCGTTGTAGTAATCATTATCGTCTCTCATCTTGTCAAAGTACCCATTAAAAATGTAGTTCTTTAGACGAGTAAACCGATTGTAATCGTCATCAAAATTGTTTATGAAGTCTGCTTCAACCATACATTATCCAAACGTGACGTAATCTCTTTGTCGTAGTTGCGATGCTGCTCTGTTTCGTTTTTTAGCTTTCATTACCGCTAATCCTGCTGCCATTACCGAGTCATCATGGTATCCGACAGGATGGCCGTACTTTACAGCACCGCCAGCTAACACAACACCTTCAAATAATTCTAACTCTTTTTTGAGTATTTCGTCATCTTTGGGAAAATGAACTCGCTTATGTTCGATTTCTGCCGCAAGCGTGGATACGAGCATAGCCTTCGATTGGTTAGTGAACTTAAACGACGTAACAGCACAGCCTTCGTTGCGTAGGATGTCAGCCACAGGTTCCCCGATACCAGTCCCATCAAGATGAATAGTTTGGCAGTTGTACTTTTTGTACAGATACGCAATGCGTGGCCCAAGTAATGTGTAGTCCAATCCATTAAATCTATCCCTTGCTACGATACTCATCGTCTTAATGTCTATGACGTAGGCCACAGTGAAGTCTTCAATCTTTCCTAAGTCCAGACCCATAAGATACTGGGACTCAGTAGGTTCTTCCCAATCTCCATCAAAGCAATCATCTAAATTCCTAAAGACCTGCCCATCATCTTCCACCCATTCAGCAAGATACTGCTGTCGGTACTGCGATTCTGTGAGGTCACGCTTAAATTCATCCAGTGCCTCTTCATCAATGTTCGGATGTGCGAGCGATGTCACTGACGCGGAGTAGTATCTAGGGTCATCTTCCTGCCCTACATTCCAATAAGTACGGAAGTTTCCCTTCCCTCTAGCAATACCAATAGCGACTAACCTGCCATCAGAGTCAGCAAGAGCGGGCATAAAGTTAGCCCATGCTTCAGGATTGAGGTCGTGAGCCTCGTCTACAAAGGCCGCAGTGACCCTATCTCCCTGCAATGCAGTCGGGTCATCAGCTGATTTAGCCTGTATTCGTGCTCCATTAGCCAGTTCAATGAGCTTTCTAGTCTTGTCATGGTTGGCATAGTAGTCATGTAATGGCGCATGGTCACCAACAAAGAGGTTCCATACAGGCTCCCAAACCTTCATCGTCAACTTA